CGAGCCCCGGATCCGGGGCACTGACGAGGGGATCTGGCGGCGGTTGTGGTTGCTGCCGTTCACCGTGACGATTCCCGAGGATAAGCGCGACCCGGGCATCCTCGACAAACTGGAGGCCGAAGGGTCGGGTATCCTGAACTGGTGTATCGAGGGGCTCCGGCGGTATCAGGCGAACGGTTGCAGACTCGCGCCTCCGGCGAAGGTCGTCGCGGCAACGGCACGGTTCCGGTCGGAATCCGACATGGTCGGGCGGTTCCTGGCGCAGGAGATGAAGACAGACCCGATGGGAACGATCGAGCGGACGGTGCTGTATAAAATCTACCTCAAGTGGTGCGAGGATGAGGGGGAGAAACCCGTCAGTAATCGGGCGGTGATCAAGTACCTCAGGGAGCGCGGGTTCGGCGAACGCAAGCTCGGCGGAGCCATGTGCTGGACAGGCATACGCATAAAGAGTGCTATCGAAGAGGAAGAAGATGCTACGGAAGGGTCATTACAGGCAGGTCTTTGAGATGGGGCAGGAAGGGCAGGAAAAACCGGAAAGTGTTTCAGGTGTGGTGTGTCTGGGGAACTTTCCAGATTTTCATGCCCCATATACCCCAAAAGGCACGAAGGGTAGGAAGTTTCAGGAGGTTCTCATAGTGATGCTTCAGAAAAGTGTTCAGAATTTCGTGCCCTTCGTGCCCGTGAGAGAGGTTTGGGGCATTTGGGGCAGGAAGGATCGTAATTTTCCCATGAAGAAGAATATAGTAAAAAGTCTCCCTGCTCGTGCCCTAAAAACCCCACTCGTGCCAGGGGTGATCTGAGTGGTCGCCAGTAACACGCTCAGTAACACTCTGAGGGGTAGCAACTCTCCTGGCGACGGCACCGCTCGGGACGATACTCACGGGACAGATCCCGCCCTGATTTTTAGACCTCACGGGGGACACTCATGACCGCGAACACTCCCGCCTCCCGCAAGGCCAAGGGACGGCGCCTGCAACAGGCGGTCCGGCAGGACTTGGTCGACCGCCTCGGTATCGACCCGGGCGACATCTTGTCGACGGCGATGGGGCAGAGCGGTTGCGACCTCTACCTCTCTCCGGCGGCCCGCGAGCGGTTTCCGTTCGGCGTCGAGTGCAAGGCCCAGGAAGCGATCGCGCTCCCGACGTGGTGGCGACAGTGCACCGCGAACGCGGCAGCAGAGGGGCTCGCCCCCCTCCTCATCCTGAAGCAGAGCCGGCGGGAGCCGCTGGCCGTGCTCCGGTGGACCGACCTCCTCGCGCTGCTCCGGCACGATCACCGATGGCAAAACCTCGCCGAGGGGCTGATGGGAGGTGAGCGGCCATGAACCGCCAAGAGGTCCGCGAGGTCTGGGCAGGCAGGCTGGATATCTGCAAGGTGGTGAGCGCATGAGCGACGACGGGACAATGCACGGGGGACAAGACGGAAATTCACAGGTCCGGGCCCCCTACGTAGACCGGGACGTCGCTGCCGACCTGGCCTATCTCAAGATCGCCTGGGGAAAGCGATCTGTATCGGACGTGATCCGCGACCTGATCGATCAGTACAAAGAATCACTGTCAAAACTGTCAAAATAGTCAAAACAGACAGTTTAGCCCCCTTTTTTAAGTTTAGTGGTCATATGTCTCTCGATTACAATGTCGATCGAAGACCGCCGCCGAACCGCCGAGGAGATCATCGCATATCTCCGGAGCAAGGGATATATCAAGACCTCGGCTGAGATTAGCTCCGAGACCGGGGAGTGCCGGATCTCCATGATCCACGTCGACGGCGGCTCGCTCTGGATCAACCTGCGCGACAAGCCGCCGTCGCTCCTCGCTGAGTTCTGTAACGTGTACGAGGAGGTGCATGCCGTCGCGTTCGGCCTCATCCATTCCTGCACCCGGCTCCGGCCGCTCGGGTACAGTGAGATCCCGAAAGAGGACCTCTCCCCGGAGCTGATCGCGGACCTGCAGCATGAGTACCACTACTACAAGGGTGCGTTCTGGGCGCCTCGAATTGTCGTCGCCCTGGCGATCCTCGTGGCCACCGGCAGCCTGGAGACGGTTGGGCATCTGCTCGGGTGGTGATAGTCGGTGCCTCGGACGAACGTCGGCGTGGCCGCGAAGAGCTCCGTCCGCCGCATCCGCACCACCGAGAAGACACTCAAGGCGCTCGAACTCAGGAAGCGGGGGTTGAACTACACCCAGATCGGCAAGAAGTTAGGGTGCAACCGGAGCACCGCCTGCCGCTATGTCTTATCAGAATTGGAAAACCTCGCCGACAAATGCCGGGAGGAGGCCGTGCACGTCCGCGACCTCGAACTCCAGCGGCTCGACGATCTCTACCTCGTCGCCTACCGCGCCATCATCGACGGCTACGACCTCGCCGGGATTGACCGCTGTCTCCGCATCATGGAACGGCGGGCGAAACTGCTCGGGCTCGACAAGACTGGCGAGGCAGGCGACACCGGATCCCTCGGCGACCTGGTCGCAGTCCTCGAGCAGATGCGGGAGGCCCGGCGTGGCGATTAAGTGGGACCGGTTCTCTCCCAAAGCGCTCCGGTCCATCTGCGAGAGCACCCGGCGGCTCAATATCTGGCATGGAGCGGTCCGGTCTTCCAAGACCGTCTCCTCCATCGTCCGGTTCCTGGAGTTCATCGCCACCGCTCCCCCGGGCGACATCCTGATCAGCGGCAAGACCGAGCGGACCGTCTACCGCAACATCCTCCGGCCGATCCAGGATATCGTCGGCCAGGGCAACTTTTACTATGCCCGGAACACCGGGGAGTGCACGATCGCTGGCCGGCTCTGCTACGTTGCCGGCGCCAACGACGAGCGAGCCGAAGAGAAGATCCGGGGCATGACCCTGATAGGCGCTTACGTCGACGAGGCCACGGTCCTGCCCGAGTCGTTCTTCCGCATGCTCGGGACCCGGCTCTCCCTGCCGGGAGCGAAGATGTTCGTCACCACGAACCCCGACAGCCCGTTCCACTGGCTGTACACCGACTACATCCAGAACCCTGATATCGACGCGGCCGTCTTCCACTTCACTCTCGACGACAACCCGGCGCTCTCGGAGGAGTACAAGGCGGCGTTGAAGGCGGAGTACTCGGGCCTCTGGTACCAGCGGTTTGTCTTGGGTCTCTGGGTTCAGGCGGAGGGTGTGGTATACGACATGTGGGACGAGAGCAAGCACGTCCTCGACGAGCCGCCGGGACGAGCAGAGGCCTACTATGTCGCGGTCGACTACGGGACCAGCAACCCGACGGTCTTCGGGCTCTTTGGGGTCCGGGGGAAAGTCGCCTGGATGGAACGGGAGTACTACTACGACCCGGGCAAGACCGGCCGGCAGAAGACCGACGCGGAGTACTCACAGGACCTCGTCCGGTTCCTCGCCGGCATCGTCCCCCGGGCGATCATCGTCGACCCCTCCGCCCTCTCCTTCAAGGTCCAGCTCCGCCGGGACGGGTTCGAGAACGTCCGGAACGCCGACAACGCCGTCATCGACGGGATCCGCACCCAGAGCAGCATGCTGCACCAGGGGCGGTACTTCGTCCTCCGCTGCTGCACCCGCACGATCGAGGAGTATGGGGCGTATGTCTGGGACGCGAAAGCGCAGCAGCGGGGCGAAGACAAGCCCGTGAAAGAGAACGACCACAGCAAAGACGCGGAACGTTATTTCCTGCACACGGTCTTCGGCAAGGGGCCGGGGATCTCGTTCCTGAGGTGACACATGAAACTACTCGCAGAGAACATTGACGAGACGAATATCAATCAGACGATCGCCGATCTGATCGCGAAGCATGACCCCTCTCTCATGCTCGTTGGGGTGGACTACTACAACAACGACACTCGCATCAAGGGCCGGCAGATCTGGTACTACGAGGACGGGCAGAAGAAGGTCGATGCCGAGGCCACGAACCACCGGGTCTCGCACAACTGGCACAAACTCCTGGTCGATCAGAAGGTCGCCTACCTCCTCGGCCGCCCCCCGGTGATCAGCGCCGAAGATGAGCAGTTCGCCGAACAGCTCAACGTCCTCCTGGACGAGACCTGGGACGACCGGCTGCAGGAACTCGCGAAGAACGCCAGCAACAAGGGAGTCGAATGGCTCATGCCGTACATCGACGCGGCGGGCAATTTCCGGTACATCATCATCCCGGCGGAACAGTGCATCCCAGTCTATGAGACCGACTACGAGGAAGAACTCGTCGCCATGCTCCGGTACTACCCGGCTGTGGTCGGCGGGGAGACGAAGACCCGGGCGGAGTGGTGGACCGCCGAGGGCGTCTCGACCTACATCGAGACGGAGGCCGGGGTCTATGATCTCGAGTCAGAGGACGGCCATTTCTCCCTGAACGGGACCCCGATGGGATGGGGGCGGGTCCCGTTCGTCGAGTTCGCGAACAACGAAGATCGGTTCGCCGACCTCAAGTATTACAAAGAACAAATCGACGTCTACGATATCATCATCAGTGATCTCGCCAATGACCTGACAGACGTCCAGAAACTTATCTTTGTCCTCAAGGGATATGGTGGGCAGAGTCTGTCGGAGTTCCTGCAGAACCTCCGGTACTACCGGGCGATCCAGGTGGACCCCGAGGCGGGCGCCGGCGTCGAGACGCTCAGCGCCGACCCGCCGATCACCGCGATCGATTCTGCCCTGGACCGCCTGGAGGAGAACATCTTCCTCTTCGGGCAGGGGGTCAATGTCAAGACTGACAAGTTCGGGTCGGCGCCAAGCGGGATCGCGCTCAAGTTCCTCTATTCCCTCCTGGACCTGAAGAGCAACATTATGGCGCGCCGGTTCTCAGTCGCTATCAAGAAGTTCTGCTGGTTCGCTGCCAAGTACCTGGAGATAAAAGGAGCTGGCACTTTCGATCCGCATGGCGTGAAGATCACGTACAACAAGTCCCTGCTCATCAACGACCTCGAACTCTCGCAGATCGCCGCCTCGAGCATGGGGATAATCTCGCAGGAGACCATCGTCGCCCACCACCCCTGGGTGGATGATGCGCAGGCCGAGATGACGCGGCTGCAGGCTGAGCAGGAGAGCAAGGTAGATCTCTCCAGGTACCTGCAGGAGGGCGATGAGCAGGAGAGTGAGGGCGAGCAGCCGGAAGCGGGGGTGTAATCATGCCCCACTTCACCCTCTTCTTCAAGACCGAGGCGTAGGACCATGGAAAAGGCGTTTCTTAGGCTCGACAAGCAGATAGTCAGACTAACCCGGGTTGCCGAGCAGGATGTCGGCCGGCAGTACGGGCAGATGCTCCGAGAGATCCTGGCGGTCCTCCAGCGGACATACGATCGCTACTCGCTCGCCGACGGGACCCTGACATACTC